TAAATATTTTTAGTATAAATAAAATTCATTTTTTACATTAGTTGAAAAATCTATAATTTTCTTTTTTCATTTCTTTCACACATTCCATCTCACTTTCTATGTATTGTTTCCAATACATTTCTTGCCTTTCCTTTTCTGCTCTAATATTTAAAATTTTTATCTGGTAGTCTCTTCCTATTTTACTATATTCTTTGGATACTAATCTAAGAGATGATATAGTTTTGATGTCATCACTTGTATAGAATATTTCAAAAATCATACGTGTAATATATTCATCTAAATCATTTATTGTTGTCATTATTCGTTGATTTATATGTATATATTTTTATTTATAAATAAAATTCATTTTTTAATTCTGGAATATTATTTTTCAACCATTCAGCCTGTTCGTTCCAGTATTTTTCATCTTCTGCTTCTTGCATTAGAAATTCTTCGTGTTCGCGTTGGTAATATTTCTTTTCATATTCGCTTCCTATTTCATCATATATTTTTGATATATATCGTAAATTCATAATTGATTCGAGTTCATAATCTTCATAAAGTATTTCAAAAATTTTACGTATGACAAATTCGTCCATTTTTATTTCATTATAAACTAAAATATCCAATATGATGCATTTTTCAATTTTTAGAACATCCACCCGCAAAATTCATAATCATTTTGATTACGATTATAATGTTTCTTTTTATATTCGGCTCCAATTTTTTCAAATTTTTCTGATGTTGCTGATAATTTATTGATTGATATAATATCATAATCATCATAAAGTGTTTCAAATATCCGGCGAATTACAAACTCGTCCATATCATCAAATGTTATGTTATCCATTGTTTCTTTTTTATTTAGAATGTATTATCCAATATTTTATCTTTTTCAATTTTTTGTATAAATACATAAAAAATAATTATATATCTATATGTAATATGAACGTAACAACACTTCCAATGGAAGTGATAAATCAGTATAATTATTATGCTAATAATGTTTTTGATTGCGCAATCAATACTCAAAACAATGTTTATATTTTACACGGTACTCGATCAGACTTCAAAAATAAGGAAAATTTACCGTATTTTATGAACGCAAAATCACATCACGATTCATATGTTGCAGATGAAGATAATATACATCTGTTTTCATTTACTAATAAATCTATCATTCTTAATGGATTATCAAATGTTCGTGTGGTAATTAATAACAAGACTAATCATGTATTGATGAGGAATTGTTCTAATGTTGTCGTGCTTATAAAAACTGGAACTATTAGTGGTATTGACATCATTAAATGTAAATATATCTATGTTATAATGCCAAGCCATAATTATACAAATATTGAATATAGCGAAAATATCAATCTCGATGCTTCATTGGATAATTCATCACAAATTAATATTTTGGGTTCAATTGATATTTTCTCGAATGAACAATGCTTACCTGCAAATCCTTTCGTCAATATTATAGTCACAAATTTTGGAATTTTTCCTACAAAAAAACAAAATCAAACAAAATTATTTATTTCTAACTAAAATAAAATAAATCGTAATAATAACATAATGTCTTATCATGGGCTTTCAAAATATTTGAAATATCTGTTATCAGAAATTCTGATAACATTTGAACAGGACTTTCTTTGCCCAATTTTTCATCAATTCCTAATGAAAAATGTTTAAGTTGTTCTCGTCTAATATGATTCAGATGGATTGAATCAATTGAATAATTCTTACATTTGGAACATTTATAAATATTACGAAACCATATTTCATCAGTTATTTCTTTTTTTGCCATATATTTCACACATTTTCGAGTGTATATGTAATATTCCATTACATTTAATAGATGTTTTTTTGTTAATTTATGTTCTTCAATTTGTTCTCGTGTTCTTTTTGTATATGAATAGTTTGTTCCACAAAAGAAACAATTTTTATGTTTTATTAATTCCATTATATTATCAAATAATTATTTAATGTAAATAATTATTTTTTCATTTTTTAATTCGGTCTTATAGTTGCTATTTCTATATCTTTGGCATCCAAATATGCCTCAATTGTACTACATAAACTATTTTGTGTTTTTTTATCAATCTTTTTATCAATAGAATTGAACAATTGTTCTATAATTCTCAAATCATCATGATTCCATTTTTTCATATATTCGGAATAAGTATTCATCACTGTTGATGTAAGAATATTTTCACATTGTTTCCTGAAATCTTCATCAGAGTATTGACTTGTTAATATATCAATATAATTATCAATACAATTCGCTATAATAGAACCATTAACATCGTCATATGTCGATCTTAATCTTTTTAATCCACATATCGCCTGTTCTTCTAAATATTTTAAAAATATTCTATCTTCTTCACGTATTCCTTCTATATGTCCCAGTATCATCCCGCGAAAATATAAAATTGGCCACCTTAATTTATATAATTCAGTTCGATCATCACTATTCATAAATCTTTGAATACTTTGATAAAAACCAACATCTTGTATTTTAACTATATGATTATATATTCCCAATTTTGTCCCTATTTTTTTATATCTTAATAAACCAATTTTAATAATTGATGTTACAGGATCTAAATAATCAAAATTTGCAGTATTATTAAATAGTTGTTCAGATAAGAATGATATTCCAAATCCTCCCAGCTTAAATATATACGTCTCCATTATAATATGTATTTATATATATTTTTTTTGTAAAAAAAACATACACGTAATAAAAAAATATTTTTTAAATTAATCCTAAATTTATTGCTGCTTTTTTGGTATATTCATCCATTGGAAAATTATGATTATATCCGTATTTGAAACATTCATATTGTCTCTTTTCTACAGCATTATGCATTGTCAATATATTGATATAACATCCATTTTCATGTGCATATTTTAAACATTCTAAATTACCAAAATACGCAGCCGCTTCACAAATACCAGGTGTTTTAATAATATCTTTTGTAAAAGCATATTTCAAAATTGCAATTTGTCCATTTGCTGCTGCAATTTCACAAATATCTCCAATTGAACAACCATTTTCATGTGCATATTTTAGACAATCTACATAACCTCTACTAGCAGCCAATTGTCCAATTTTATTATTCATTTTATATCCTTGTTTATGTAAATACTTTAATAATTTTACATTTCCATCTTTTATTGCATTTTTACAAGATAATTTTTGATTACATAATTCATTAAAAAATGTGTTATTTTTAATGAAATTATAAAATTGTTGGTTGACACATTTGATATTTTTAATATCATCAGGATGGAGAAACATTATGATTTTTTCCATTATAAAATTATCAATATGAAGGAAGCCTTCCATTTTAACATTGTTATTTAAAGACTTTTCAAAGTATTCTATTTTTCATTTTTTTTTAACGTAAATATATGATAATATTTTGTATATTATAATTATATTAACAACATGCCAATTATTTTTGATGTTGGTGCCAATGATGGAAAAACATTATTATCATTAGCAGATGATCCCAATAATATTATATATGCTTTTGAACCAACTCCATTTTTAATAGAAAAATTAAAAAAACAAACAGCAAATTTCCCAAATTATCATATTATTGAAAAAGCAGTTTCAAATTATAATGGTAAAGCTAAATTTAATATTTCCGGTAACGCCGATTGGGGTTGTAGTTCATTATGTAATTTTAATACCAATTTAAACGAGAAGTGGCCTGGACGAACTGATTTTAAAGTTACTGATACAATTTTTGTTGATGTAATTAGATTAGATAAATTCGTTGAAGAAAATAATATTTCATGTATTGATCATTTCCATTGCGATGTTCAAGGTCAAGATTTGGAGGTTCTAATGGGTTTGAGTTCAAAAATTTCTATTATCAAATATGGTGTCATTGAAATGCCAACATCTCATGATAGTAAATTATATAAAAATCAAAAATATATTCATATTGATGCAATTAATTATTTAAAATCATATAATTTTAATATTTTAAAGGTTGAAAGTAATGATTGTTTTGACCATGAGGTAAATATTTACTTCTCTTCATAATCTTACTATTCCATTATATCAAAATAAAATTTATGTTGATATATTATAATGCCTCAAAAACTTTGTGTTCTATTTTTAGGTCACGTTAGAACTTTTCTATCATTGCAAAAATATAATTTTATTAATCATTATAAACAATTTTATGATGTTGATACTTTTTGTATTTTTAGTGATAACAGTTATCTGCAAAATGCCATTGACATTCTTAATCCAAAAAAATATATAATTGTTGATAATGTTCTTTTAGATGAATACAATAAAATATTTCGCGAATTATTACAACACCCTGAATACAAAAAAAATTGTGATTTTGTTAATAATTTGGAAGATGATGTTGTCGCGAAAAAAGAACTTCGCGGAATTTGCTCTGAACATGCAAAACAATTCTTTTATTTGAAAAAAGGAATCGAATTAATTGAAGACTATGAAAAAGAAAATAATATTCGGTATGATATATTTATCAAAACACGTTTTGATTTTGTTCTGATGGATAATTATGATTTATCAGTATTATTTGATACAACAAATAAAAATTTAGATGATATATTAACTTGTGGTAGTTTGGATTCTAAAAATACATTAATTAAAGCAAAAGAAAATTATAATATTACAAATAATTATGAATATCTAAAATTTATTAAAAAGATTAAAATAGATCATTATGCCAGTCGTTTATACACGAAACATCTCAAAAATATAAATATGGGTGGAAGATACATGAAAAATTATGATGTCATAAATGATATTTACATCAAACATGTCAATAATAAAAACATTGATAATTTAGTTTATTTTAATAATGACTGGTTCTTTTTTACTTTGAGAAAAAATATGAATAAATTTAAATATTTAATATCTTCTTACGGACAAAATAATTTATCTTCAATGAATGGTAATCATATTTTTTCTCCTGAATATCAATTATTTGCTTTTTCTCGTTTATCACAATTATATCCAATTGTTCATTTAAATTCACACCAAGGTGGTATTTTCAAAGATAATATTCAGGTTTTTAATGATGTTATTATTCCAGATGGACTTAATTTTGTCAATAATAATGTGAAAGGTCACCGAAATGGTGATTTCCTCATTTTTGAAAATAATTTTGTTTTATTAAAATTTATTATTTTTTACAGTTATTATGGTGAAAAAATTAATATTTCATTTAAAACAAAACATCCAGCCAATCTAAAAATATCATTTCATCCTCAAAATGATGGTAATAACATTTTATTTAGTGATATTTTTAATATCGAAAATGATGTCAATATTACATTTAACGCTAATTTTTATGGAAATGTTTTTATGTTAGTAGAAATTGATAGTTTAAATAATATTGAAATTACTCAACCAAAAATTAATCATACTGAACTTATTGTTAAATATTTGACTTTTTATACTCAAGGTTGGACATATGATTACGCTTTTGATTTATCAGATTCTGAAAAAACATTAAAACATCTATCATCAAAATATATTGATTCATATAAAAGTGTTAAACTTCAAGATTTAAATAATATTGATGAAAAAAAATACATTACTTTAAATTGTCAAAAGAAAATAACTGATGCAAATCCTAATGCCGAAAAAATTGCATATTTCAAATGGAAACCATACATAATCTTGAAATATTTGAAATCATTACCAGATAATCATCTATTAATTTATCGTGATTGTAATATAATTAAATATCCTCAATATTTACATCATTTCAATACTATCAAACGTCAAATTTCACAAACAATGTTTAATGTTCCAGAAGGTTTCTTTGCTGAATATGAAGAACAAACTCTTAAAAGTATTGCACATCAAAAAAAATTCGTTACTGATTCATTAGATATTAAACATAATGAATTTTTCTTAAATCATAATTTAATTAATGCTGCTACAATTATTTGTAAAAAATCTGATTTAGCATTCCAAATTTTATCAGAATGGTCTAAATATTGTCTCAATGATAACTTAATTAATTTCGAATTCATGGATAATAATTTCTACGACTTTCGTTGGCATTGTTCCGATCAAGCCGTTCTTAATGCAGTTATTATTAAAATGAAACAGGATAAGAAATTAGATATTGCTTTCCCATATTATATTGCCAATAATCGTGAATTAAATTTTCAGTCATTTACTGATTTACGTTATCCAAGAAGATATGATGGATTAATTTTAAATAAAATTCCTCTTATCACAAATACAAATGTAATAACACAAAATGCTTATGTTTATAGAAAAGAACAAACAATTATTAATTTCAAACGTTCAAATATTACTAGTTCCATTAATCAATGGTTAGGTTATATAGTTCCAATTAATCTTCCTCGTAAAGTAAGTTTTAGTATTCGTTTCATAAATAAAATACCTCCTATTAATGATGGTGTTGGATTAAAAACTCATAATCCTGTTAGAATTTACAATGATTGGATTAAAAATGCTATTCTTAATGAATGGTGTGATGTATCAATCGTAATTTCTCCTACTTCGCAAATAAAGGAAGATTTAATTATTTTAATTTTTGATGGTGCTTCTCCAAATACTGAAATGGATATTAATAATTTTATTATTGAATAATCATTTTCGTAATAATAGATGACATAACTCTGGATAATAACACAGTGTTCTATCATCGTCGATAAATTTTTCTAACATATCAACATTTTTGTATGTCTTTTTCTTTTTTTGATTAACAAAAAAAGATAATCCAAAATCAATAATTGATACATTATCGTTTTTTGTAGTGAGTACAATATTTCGCGGATGTATATCTCCATGAATAATATTCATTTCATCTAATTTCTGAGACATTGGTTTGATATATTCGTTAATGAAATTTTGTAATTCTTCATATGATTTACACCACTTCCGAATTTCTTCAGAAAATGTTTTAGCATATCTCTCAATTACTAAATAATTATTTCCTATTTCCAAACAATTCGGTGTTATTTTCATTATTCTTCCGGATTTTGTTTTGTATGTCACATTGTTTAATGTTTCATACATCATCTTCTCTGTATGATAATACATCAATTGTGTCATTCCAAATTCATCAGGTTCTTTATGATTAAGATTGTATATTTTACAGACTGTATTTTGATTAAAAATTATGTCTTTTTTGTATAATATTTTCTCACTTTTATTCGTGTATTGAAATACGTTCATTTTATTACTAAATAATAAAATATATTAAATAAATAAATTTTCAATTTTTAATTGTTAAATTTTTATCAAAAATTTAATTGTTAAATTTTTATCAAAAATTTAATTGTAGAAAGTTCTTGTTTTATGTTCCTTCTTTCTTGATGATGAAAATTGTTCTACTGGAACAAAATATCCAATAATTCGTGTATATTCTTGTACGGTTTGTCCACATTCCTTGCATGGACTATTTGGTTTATTAGTTGTTAAATGTTTATTTTCACACATGCAGAAATTGTAATTAATTGCATAATGTTCTACACCACAACGAATAATATACATCATTAAATTCTTCATTTGTTCAACTGATTTAATTTTATCTACCATGTTGATATGAGTAATACATCCACCACTTAAATATTTAGAAAATCTTCCTTCAAATTCAATTCTTTTATGCATATCAATATTACATGATAATGGAACAAATTGATTGGAATAAAGTTCGTATTTCATTCCATATAAAATTTCATCTTTTAAGGCAAATTTTGATGCTAATGATTCTGCTGGAACTTCTTCACAGTTAAATAAGACACCATTTTTAGATATGGATTCAGCATACGTATGAATTTGATTCAATATTAGTTTGTAATACATGATTCCTTCTTCTGATAGTGGTTCATCAATTAATTCTTTCACACATTCGTAAATTCCATTAATTCCAATTGTACAAAACATGCGTTTCAAACTCATTGTTCCATTATTGAAAAATGGTAAAAATCCATTCTTAATTTGTTGTTCAATTAAACTGCGATGGCATCTCAACATTATTTCACAATTTCTTAATACTTTATTTAATTCTTGGTGTAAATTCTCTTGTATATTTCCTTCTGTTTTATTTTTAACAATATGTCCTATTCTTGGTAAATTAATTGTACATACTCTGATACTTCCTAAACTTGTTCCACCATTTCCTAAACTATCAAAATGATTTTCATATGACGATAGAAGACGACAGCAACTAGCAATTTTATGTCCACTTGAAACATAAACATTGAATGGTGAATTGTTTAAATTAATTTTACAAAAATATTCAAATGTTTCCTGATCAATTACATCTTGATTTTCATCAATTCTAATATTGAGAGTACATACTGGAAAACGATATGGTAATCCTGTTGATGGATCTCCCTTCGCAAACCAATCACAAAATATTTTTTGTATTTCCATTATTAATTGTAAATCTGGACTTGTTCCATCTGGATACACTAGTTCTTTAAATAGTAATTCTAAATTCGCCATATCAAAAATTGATACATTCGTGAATGGTGATTGCGCTACACTTCTTAATTTCATATTTAATGTATGAACTAATGATTGAAAATCATCTTCTATTTCTTTTCTTAATCTATTACTTAATAAATGATGATACGGTATATCTTTTGATAATCCTTGTATCGCGCGATATGTATCTATTTCGCATTTGACATAAAAAGCATAGTAAATGAATAAATCAGATATTGCTACTGCTCCAGCTACTTCGTGTGATAATTGGATAATAAATTCCTTAACCATATCAATAAATGATCTTCTTTTCTTCGGTGGTATTGAAATCAATTGATCATTATATTGTATTCCTTCATTTGCCAACATTCCGACTGATGTCGCCCAGCAATAGGGAATTTGAATGAAACAACTATCGTGTAAATACATATCACCGACAAATACACTTTTTAATATTTCATCAGCAATTTCTACGGTATGTTGTTCTTTGATGCATTTGTAAATATCATCATAACCTCTTA